GCGGCCTGCTTCATTTAGTCCACCTTCTGGGTTTTGATATTTTTTCTGAACCATTATTCGTACCAATCCAAAACTAGCTCTGCTTCGTGCGACTGTGAATTTACGTTGGTTAATCTAAAAAGATAAGTAGTCAAAGGTTTTAAAACAAACTCGGCAGTAAAACCTTCGCCACCAGTACCAGTACCTCCAGCACCGCTGGCAACAAACTCCCCAAAGATTTCCATTCCAAGAGAAGTTACGGTTGGCGTATGCACAGCTGCTGCCGCGCTAGTTGTTGTAAGCACTCTGTTGCGGCGTTGAACTGTTAAGGCAGTACCGCCAGATGTAGTTGGAGCTTCGTAAATATAAAACTCTGATGCCCCGCCGCTTTGATATGTGAACACACAATGCGGGGCATACCCAGCTGGCCAAGCAAGTGCTATATCCAAATTTCCGTTGACCGATAAAGGGGAGCTCTTTGTAAATGTTTTGTAAACGTAAAACGCCCTGCCTTCATGCAGTCGTAAGTGGTTTACCTCAATAACAGGGAATGGCCGGTCAGATGAGGTTAGATAAGTAACGCCATCCTTGTCAATGTAGGTCGGAGTTACGAACCTAGATTTTGTGGTAAACGATTCTTGCTGAACCTGTATGGCCATTATTTCTTGGGCTTCATTGCGGTTTTAGCTGCCTTCTTAAATGCATCGGCAGTTGGTGCTCCTGGTGCGCCAGGCTTACGCATCTTCTCGCCAGAGCCCTCGGCTATCCGCTCACGCTTTTTATGGATGTTGGCATATAGTCCGGGCTTCATTTCTTGGCCATCCCTGCTTGAGACATTGCAATTGCCACGGCCTGCTTTTGGCTCTTAACTACTGGGCCACCTTTTCCAGAGTGCAAGGTTCCTGATTTGTACTCGCGCATGACCTTGGCCACCTTCTTTTGCATCTTGTCTTTTTTATCCATGATTGTCCTTATGCCATTGGGCCTGCGCCAAGAGTTGATTGGCCAACACCAGCTTCCGGTGATAGACGCTGTTCAGACAACAGAGCTCGTCCACCACGGCGAGCTCTACGGCGAGCTGCTAAAGTTTCTGCTGCACCAGATTCTGATTTTGCCCCGGCTTTTTTTATTGCTTCTTCCATGCCTGGAACTATTTGAGTAATTGCAGGCCGTTCTTTACTAAACGGACGTTTAATTTCTTCGCCTACTTTTTTAGCTACTCCACCCATGATTAAACTCCTATGCGATTTCAGATGATCCTAAAGTTTGTATTCCCTGCTCCGGGGAAACCCGAGCAGCCGACAACAACATCCGCGACCCACCACGCAACCTGGCCATACGCTTTGATGCGGCCTGCTCGCCTAGTTCTCTGCGCTCTTCTTCAGCCTGTATCTTGAGCCGCTCGTTTTCTTTGCGGGTCTCTTCGATAGCCCTCTCTTGTGCGCTGGTGTCTGGTTTTTTAAACATCCCGCTCATAACTTACCTCGCCATTAAAAAGTAATCTACGCCATCCGTTCCGTACTTTCGCATCAGACACTCTTCGTTAAATCCAACCGCTGATGCCCATTTGTACGCCCGTGTATCCGTAGATCTAACGGTTATCTGTGTTCGATGCAATCCCATAGATATCGCAGAGATATCTAATACCTGCTTTGCGCTCTTGGTAAACGTAACCGGCATTGATCTCATAACGTCATCTGCTACTAACCACGCCTCGGCAACGCCCTTCCAGATTGAAACGAAACCAAAGATAGCTGCTGGTTGGTTGTAGACGAAAGCGGTAACAGCTGCGCCCATCTGTTCCTGTTGATCAAAGACATCGATGGCCTCCTCTCGGTTGGCCACAACCAGCACCTCCTCGGATTTGATATCTATCCGGGCGGCGTGGTTTTTGTGAAAGGGCATAAAGAACAGGCCCGTTCTTCTGCGGTGCTCGTTGAGTTTCTCAGCGAGTTGTAAAGACATCAAAGTCGGCATTGACCACCGTTTGGGCTATCTGTGTGTTTTGAGCAAATGGGCTCTTTGTCATGCGCTTGTGTTCGCCGCCGCCTAGCAAGAGATATCCGAATGCGTCACCAACGTGGGAGTGTTCGTTTTTGTTTGGGCTATCTCTGAATCTTTCCTGGCCAGCTCCAACGGATACCCGTTTAAAATGGTACCCACCGGCTAACGATTTTCGGAGGAGTTTGCATTGCGTATTGACAATCAATCCCGGTTTGCCGTTTATGAGCCTCTGCATCGGGGCGGCACCTGCCTCACGCCTGACCTTGAAGTCGTTAGATGGCGTGGGTTGAGCTCGCAGCCCCAGGGTTCTCAGGTGGTCAAAAGCGGTGACCTCGTAGATCGCGTCCCGCTGCATACCGGCGGGGTCACCCCAGACCATGAGCTGCGCTTTTGGAAACCGCGCATTCAACTCAGCCAGGAGCTGCTGGCCGAACCGCTCCAGGCCCATATCAAAAGTCACAATCTCATGCAGAACTATCCAACGCCCGTTAGCGAGCCGCTGACCTATGACCGCAGCTGGCGTAAGACCAAAGTCTAGGCCCACCTGTAGCGGTATGCTTGGATCGTAGTCCACCTCGCCGCTCATCAGGTTGTCATCGTACTCAGACCAGACCGGCTTGCCCTCTTGGACGTAGGTATATTGCCCCTCGGCGTAGCACCGAATCCAATCCAGGTTCTTGCCAAGCAACATCTGCTGGTAGTAGCCAGGCGGCAGGTTAGAGATATTTTCCGCTTTCGGGTTTAGCTTCCACCACCGGCCAGAAGAGAAGATGTGATCGTTGGCCTCTGGGTTCTCTGGTAGGTCACCTGGAGATACCTCGATCACCCCGCCTGGTTGTCTGTAGAACTTCCAGGCATATGCGCCGGTCATCTTTTCTTTCTCGGCCATCCTGAAGTACCAATGGTCATCATCCATCGGGTTCGTGTCGAGCCAGATACCGTGCCAGGTGGCACCACCGTCTCGCTTGGTGGGGTAGCGGCCAACCCGGTGAGTGAGACCATCGATCACGGCCTTGGGCAGCTCTCGGGCCTCGTTGACCCACGCACCCGTGAGCTCAAGGGATAGGAGCTTGCGGACATCCTTGGGTTGGTCTAGAGCCAGGAAGATCACCTCGCAGTCGATTCCAGATGCGCCTTCTCTCGATGGCAGGCGTATGTGGTGGGTGATTGGCGGTGTCCACAGCATCGGGCCAAAGGTGTTCTCTGGGAACAGGTCTTGCCAGGTCTTAATCGTGGTGGTCTTCAGCTCCGGGTAGCTGTTACGCACGATTACAAACCGGGTATATCTGATGCCATCCACGGGGCTGGGCTTTTGCTGTACAGCTCGCATCATTATCTCAGCTGCACAGGCGTAGCTTTTACCCGAGCCCACCGGCCCCATCAGACCGCGAACAAACGCATTAGATTGCAAGAATCCCCAGACCGCTGGAGACCTGGAGAAATCTAAATTCAGTCCGGTAGATGGGGTTTGTTTTTGGCTGCGCTCTTTAGTTTTTGTCATCAGATATCTTTGGTTTTCTTGATTCCCAATCCAGCCAATTTACTTCTCGTTCAAGTGTTTTGATTCTGTCTTCTAATGGTTTTGCAATGACCTGGCAGATACGGATTGCCATTGCATCTAAGACAATATCCGGGTGGATTTTTTTTACTTCTTTAATAACGTCTTGCTCTGTCATCTGCCGCCTCTTTTCGTATATCTATGATGATTGTTATCACCACTATGGCCAACATTGAAAGAAAGAAAATCGCTGCGCTCTGGGCATTCAAGTGGGCAACGCTATTGATCCAATCTTGTTTCATCTTTCACCTCCACATCGATGGGTTCGGGGGCCTGGACATTGATTCCGATTACTGAGGGTTTATCTGATCCATCGTCCGGGCTATCCAAAAGACCAGACGCTTTAGCAAGTAATCGGAGCACGCCAACTTTGTCGTAGAGTTCAACGTCCAGCGTCTGCGAACCATCCTTCTCACGCTTGACCCTGATATTTTTGATTGCCTGCAAGGCGTGGTCAGGAATTTGACTTGCCGCTTTAATCTTGACATTTCCGTCCTCGTCCCAAGTTAGGATATCTGTGATCTTGGTGTTGGCCATGCATAGCAAGGAAAACGCAATGGCCTCTCGATTTTCTATGATGGTGGCAGACCTCTCCATGCGCCTGGAGATCG